GGATATGACTCACGCAGTCAAGATGTTAAATTATGCAAACAAAAACACACTACTTGTTCTCATCTCACAACAACGAAATCAATTTGGATCTATGCATGCTAGTCACATCCCCACGGGTGGAATGGCAGTCAAGTTCTTTTCTTCCACGGTCATTAAGCTATGGTCGTCTGAGGCTGAGGCTAATGCTATTAAGGCTGGTGTTAAAGTTGGCGACAAGATTATCGAACAAAGAGTCGGCAGACCAGTTAACTGGATTATTGATTACAACAAACTCGGCCCCCCTAATTTATCGGGACAATACGACTTTTATTACCAAGGGGACACTCTCGGTATAGATGCAGTAGGAGAAACCCTAGATGTTGCAGAAATGTGCGGAGTGGTGGAAAAGGGTGGAGCTTGGTACACAGTTAATAAAGAAAGATTTCAGGGACGTGCTAAAGCAGTACAATATCTTCGTGATAATCCAGAAGTAGTATTAAGTCTACAGGAGGATATACGTGCCAGATCTTGACGAGTTTCTTAATAAAAAGATTAAGCAAAAAGAATACGATTTAGAAAAGCTTAATGGCATAAGAGCATGCAATAAATGTGATGAAGATGTAAATGGTGCAACATGGGATCCAATAGAGTTAGTAATGTCTTGGAAATGTTCCAAAGGTCATGAAACAATTTTTAAGGTTCAGTAATGTCTGAAAGATCTGAAGTAAAAAGAGATGGTGCTAAAGCACAAAAGAACAGTGGTCGTGGAGATTACCAAAAGGGTGACGCTAAATGGAACCAGTTCTTGGTAGATTATAAAGAGGCCTCATCTTCTTTTACTTTAAATAAGCCAGTCTGGTCTAAGATATGCACTGACACATTTAAAGTTAGCAGAGACATGCACCCAGCATTAAAGATTATTATTGGAACTGAGTCTAAAGTTAGACTTGGTATTATTGAGTGGGCAGTACTAGAAGAACTGATCCAATTTTGGGAGGACAACAATGGCTAACAAGCGTAGGTTTAACGATACCATTATTAAGAATGGAATGATTGTAAAGATTCGTAAAGATGGAACCATACGATCAGTGGTTGGTCCCTACATAGTAAATCATAAGAAAGCAAAGCAATGAAAGAAGTTTTTTATACAACATTAACTGGCACTGCAGTAGGAGCAATTTTTAGCATATTGAAGTTGCCAATTCCTGCCCCTCCAGTATTTGCTGGTCTAATGGGAATTGTTGGCCTATGGATCGGATACGGTTTAGTTCAGAGGTTTATGTAATGGAAATATTTATACTAGGAGCAATGCTTGGCTTTATTATTGGATATCCTATGGGGTTATTCATAGATAAACTTGATAAGAGAGAGCGGACTAAAAATGGCAGATGACAAAAATACATTAGAGTTAATTAGCTCTATTACAGAGTTTAATGACTTGCACGAGTATATGGGCGATGATCAATTAGATAAAGCCTTAGCCATTGTAGTAAAGCTATTAATGAACCCAGATGTTCCTTCAGCTAAGGCTCCGTATCTTATTATTGAGCTTCAAGCAATGTCTACTAAGTTTTCTATGATGGCGTCTTACTATTCAACAATTGCGAAGGACAAGGCTGGAACCACAAACAATAACAAAAAGAACATTTATTATTCAGCAAAGGAGTCCATAGACAAACTTGTAGATGCACTTAAGTATGTCGTTAGGTATAATTCATAATGGGTAGAGATATTGTAAAGAACCTTAAGTTTAAGAAGCACACAGGTAAACATTTTGATCCAGAGCTGTTTGCACAGTTACTAGATGAATCATACCGTAACACTAAACGTGCAGATGGTGAGATGACAAAGAAGTCATTTAGCCCAAGCTCCCTTGGTTATGGCCATGGAACATGTCCTAGATATTGGTATATGGCATTTAGTGGCGCAATGTTTATTGACGATAACGATGCTGTAGCAGTTGCTAATATGGCGCAGGGCACACAGGCACACGAAAGACTTCAGAAGCTAATCTCTACTATGCCTCAGTTTGTTTCTGAAGAAGAAGAGATTATTAATGAGTATCCTCCAATTCGTGGATTTATCGACTTAATTATGGAATATGATAATGAAACAGTAATTGGTGAAATTAAAACGGCTAAGCAAGAAGTATGGGATGCTCGTCAGTCTGAGATGAAACCTACTCCTAACCATATGCTTCAGCTACTCACTTATATGAAGCTTAAGAATGCTAAGGAGGGATTCTTTCTTTATGAGAACAAGAATACACAGGAACTAATTGTTATTCCTATCTCTATGAATGAAAAGAATACCAAGATTATTGAGGACACATTTACTTGGATGTGTGAAGTTTGGGATAACTTTAAGGATGGCGATCTTCCAATGAGACCACAAGGTTCTTCAAAGTCTAAGATGCCTTGCACATATTGTCCAATCAAGAAAGAATGTTACAGTAAAGATACTCCAATCGGTACAGTTCAAATAGAATTGTTTGCGGTACCTAAAGTATGATCTGTGCAAATAAAGAGTGTGCTAAAGATTTTGAGGCCAAGACTCACAATCAAAAGTACTGCACGGATGAGTGTTGCCGTGTTGCAACCAACCGTAGAATTATGGAAAAGTATTACGAAAAGAAGGCTATCAGAAATGGCGCTGCTCGTGGTTGCAAGAAATGTGGGGCACAGCTAAGTAGATACAATGACACAACCCTTTGTGCCTCTTGCCAGAAAAAAATAGATATAACAAAAAGAAATAAAATTGTAGGGATGCTAGATGAAATTAGCTGAGCTTGTAAAGACCAAAGCCAATAGAGTCTTAGGCATAGATGCTTCTACTAACTCTGTTGCATTTTGCTTAATGGAAAACGATAAGCCTTTAAAGTGGGGGAAGATAGAGTTCGCTGGCTCTGACATTTATGAAAAGATATATGACGCTAAGGTAAAGATGCATGTAATGTTAGATGAACTAAAGTCTGATTATATTGCAGTAGAAGGAGCAATCCTTGTCAGATCCCCTGATGCCGTGATAAAATTATCTTATGTATATGGCGTTGTTATTGCTGAGCTTATGTCTACGGGTGCTTCAGTTATTACTATATCTCCCAGTTCTTGGCAGGCGTATATCGGCAATAAGAATCCCACTAAGGATGAGAAGTCTGCAATAAGATTAAAAAATCCAGGGTACGCAGATTCTTGGTACAAGACTCAGTTAAGAAATATGCGTAAACAAAGAACAGTAGACTACTTTAATAAAAAGTATAACCTGTCCTTGACTGACTTTGATGTGGCAGATTCATTTGGAATTGCAGATTATGCTAATAAGGTGTTGACTCAACGATGAAACTTTATCAAAGTCAGACATGGCTATACAGAAGGTATGTTGTTCAAAAGAAAACGGTAACTGAAATTGCCGATGAGTGCAAGGTTTCTGCTATGACTATACAGAGATCACTAGATAAGTTTGGCTTAATTAAAAAGAGATGAAGTTTACACATAAAGTTTTCCATATAGAAGGCAATGATCTTAGATCAGATCTAGTTAAATCAATTAATAGCTATCTGTATTCTTATTCTAAGACTTTGATTACTCCTACAGTTAAAATATCATGTAAAGAAGATTACGATGTATTTACAAAGGATAATCCTAGTTTTATTCCCGATCCAAATGGGTACAATATAAACGGAGAGCAGGGCTGGCGTTTTGGAGAAATTGGAATTTGGGCTAGCAATTGGACTGCGTGGCATAACTTTTTAAAGTCTGATGCTGAATATCTTATTTTAATGGAAGATGATATTACTTATAGTGATGGAATGATGGATATGATAATTAACTATATGTCCCAACTTCCAGATGGATGGGAGATATTTCATCCATTTTCACCAGCAGATCAGTTTGGAAAATATAACTCATCTCACAATATAGGAGCCGATAATGTATGTAAGTCATATCAGGACTGGTCATGCTTATGCTATATTATTACAAGAGATGCTGCTCAAAAGATGATTAACTATTCTAATAACTTTAAGCTGCCATTGGATTGGTACATGTTTAGACAAACAGATTTATTTAACGTTTACACCTTAAAGCCATCGTCAGAGTTCCCTTGCACATTATTTCCAACGGAATCAACATTTCAAACTACACAGAAAAGAGAAGTAATAAATGGGATACTCTAATCCAGAAAATAAGCCATGGGCACAGCAAAAAATTATTGAGTTACATCCAACGACGGTACTAGATGTTGGAGCTGGACAAGGTACCTACCTGAATTTAATTAGAGAAGGATTAGGGGCGGAAGTAATAGTAAATGCAGTAGAGGTATGGCAACCATACATAGATCAGTTTGACCTACTTAATAGATACGACAAGCTATTTGCCATGGATGTAAGAGACATGACAAACTTTAAGTATGACCTTGTTATCCTTGGAGACATACTTGAGCATATGTCAGAAGATGATGCAGTAGGTTTATGGGAGAAGATATCTAAGCAAGCTAAATATGCAATGATATCTATTCCTATTATTCATTATCATCAAGATGCTATAAATGGCAACCCATACGAGATTCATGTAGAAGAAGATTGGACCATGGAGAGAGTTTTGGAAAAGTTTAAAGGCATCACAGAGTACAAGAAATTTGAGGTAACTGGAACATTTATTGCGGAGTTTAACAATGACAATTCCTAAAATTATTTGGCAGACATATAAAGATCCCTACGACACTCTTGCAGATTATATGCATAAGTCTATTAATACATGGCGTGATTTAAATCCAGATTATGAGCATAGGTATATGGATGACACACAGGCCGCTGAGTTTGTGTTAAATGAATATGGCCAAGAATGGCACGACATATTCGTAGGTCTTCCAGTTGGCGTTATGCGTGGAGACTTGTGGCGATATATGATTGTTTATAAGTATGGCGGAGTATACACAGACTTAGATACAGAATGCTTAGATCCCATATCTGTATGGATGCAAGAGGATAAAGAATTTATTGTATGTCCAGAAACTAGCCACCATTTTTGCCAGTGGACCTTTGCTGCAACTGCAGGGCATCCAATATTAAAATCAGTTTTAGATTTAATTAAACAAAGGCTTTTAAATCCAGAATATGGATCACCACATTTTGTTCATACTCATACTGGCCCAGCAATATGGACAGAAGGAATCAATAAGGCATTAGACTTTAATGTAAATAATCTAATAGACGACCACCTATTGTTAAATTCCTCTGACAATGCTAAACTATATAAGTTCCATTGTTACGGTGGCGAGCAATGGAGAATATTTCATTTTAAATCTGTAAAGCATATTTACGGAAGCCAAGAATGGGATGATGGAAATTATGTTCAATGGATTGAAGACCCTATGGTGAAAGGTAAAAGATAATGGCGGGATACCCAAATAAAGAAAGCGGATACCAAGCTTGGATTACAGATCTACAATTAATAGCAACAGATGCTCCTTCAGGTCATAAGATAATTGTGGAATGCCTTGAAATGGCAGAAATGCTAATTAATAAGAATATATCTTACGGAGACTCAGCATTGAGCCCTATCCGTATATTTTCTCAGGCGGATAACCAAGAGCAGATTAAAATTCGTATCGATGACAAGATAAATAGAATTAAAAATGGCTCAGGATTTGCAGGAGATAATGATATTGATGACATGATTGGCTATTTAATCCTGCTCAAAATTGCTAAGAAACTTGCTATTTCAGTCGACTAAGAGTATACTCTAGTATATGTCTGAAATTGAATTAGCTGATCATTTTGATCGCATGAACGTAGTGGTCTCAGAACTACTTAAGGGAAGCAACCCTACTCAAATTGCGACCATAACGGGCTTTAAGAGGGCTGAAGTGGTTGAGCTAATAGATGAGTGGAAGAGCGTTGTTCACAACGACACAGCGGCCCGTGACAGGGCTAAAGAGGCTATCTCAGGAGCTGACCAACACTACGCCATGCTTATTAAAGAAGCTTGGAAGACCGTAGAGGATGCAGATCAGGCGGGACAACTAAGTGTTAAATCAGGAGCCCTAAAGCTTATTGCAGATATTGAAGGCAAAAGAATAGGTATGCTTCAAGAGATAGGCTTGCTAGACAATGCCGAACTTGCCACACAAATTGCTGAGACGGAACGCAAGCAGGATATTCTCGTAAAGATTTTAAAAGAGGTTACTGCAAGCTGTCCAAAATGTAAGATGGAAGTTGCTAAAAGATTATCTCAGATTACAGGGATTGTGGAGCCAATAGAGATAGTTGAGGAAGTTAGTGGATCTTAATTTTGATGATCTCATTGACATACTGGATGGCGAAGAGTTTGATGAGCGTCCAGTAGATCTTCGTACATTTGTTCAAAGCCCAGACTATTTAGGCCTACCACCATTATCTGAATACCAGTACACCCTTATTGAAAAAAGCTCACAGATTTATAAAGAGTCGACACTTGTTAAGTTATTTGGTGAAGACGAAGGTGTCAGAATGTTTAAGCAGACAGCCAATGAAGTTGTCGCTCAGCTAGGAAAAGGTTCTGGCAAGGACTATTGTTCTACCATATCAGTAGCTTATATAGTTTATTTGCTATTGTGTCTTAAGGACCCAGCAACATATTATGGAAAACCTCCTGGAGACTCAATTGATATTATTAATATTGCTATTAACTCACAGCAGGCAAACAATGTTTTTTTCAAGGGGTTTAAAACACGAATAGATAAGTCCCCTTGGTTTACTGGAAAGTATGAGCCAAAGGCTTCTGAAATGAAGTTTGATAAGGCTATAACAGTACACTCAGGACACTCAGAGCGTGAGGCCTGGGAAGGATATAACGTTATCGTAATCATCCTTGACGAAATCTCAGGCTTTGCCACAGAGAATACAACTGGTCATGAGCAGGCTAAAACTGGTGGAGCCATATATGATATGTATCGTGCATCTGTAGACTCTCGTTTCCCAGACTTTGGCAAGGTTATTCTACTATCATTTCCTAGATACAAGAACGATTATATTCAGCAAAGATACGACGATGTTGTGGCAGAAAAAGAAGTTATAACAAGAACACACCACTTTAAGCTAGACGATGATCTTCCAGATGGCACAGAGGGTAATGAGTTTGATATTGAGTGGGAAGAAGATCATATTATTTCATATAAGTATCCTAAGATGTATGCTCTTAAAAGGCCTACATGGGAAGTAAATCCAGTTAGAAAGATCGATGATTTTAAGGTTGCGTTCTATAAGAATGCACCTGACGCACTAGGAAGATTTGCCTGTATGCCATCAGAAGCAATAGATGCATTCTTCAAGTCACGAGAAAAGATTGAAAAAGCATTTAGCAATATGGCCATCGCAGTAGATGGCTTTGGTAGATTTGAAGATTGGTTTGCTCCAGACCCAGACAAAGAATACTTTATACACGTTGACCTTGCACAAAAGCATGACCATTGTGCCGTAGCAATGTCACATGTAAAAAAGTGGGTTAATGTTAAAGTAACTGATACTTATTCTCAGCCAGCCCCTATTGTTGAAGTAGATGTTGTAAGATATTGGACTCCAACTCCAGACAAGTCTGTTGACTTTACAGAAGTAAAGGATTACATATTGTCTTTAAGATCTAAGGGATTTAAAGTAAGAGTGTGCACATTCGATAGATGGAACTCTCACGATATGATGCAGCAATTAAAACAATACGGAATTAATACTGAGACACTCTCTGTTGCTAAAAAGCATTACGACGATATGGCAATGGTTGTGGCAGAAGATAGACTAGATGGTCCACATATTCCTTTGCTGATAGACGAATTGCTTCAGCTTAAGATTATGAGAGACAGAGTTGATCACCCTAGAAAGGGGTCTAAAGATTTAGCCGATGCTGTTTGTGGATCTATATTTAATGCTATTAGTAGAAGCAGACCGCAGAACAATGATGAGATAGACATTCATACCTACAGCTCTTTAAGATTTGATAGGGAAGAAGATAAAGATACAATTGTAACAAATATGATAAGGCCACCAAGGATGCCGAAGGACTTATCAGATGTATTAGACGGAATGGAAATAGTATGAGTATATATCAAGAAAAAGCTAAAGAGTGTAAATGTTGCGGAAAGCATGTGCCACTTCCAACAGTTCTAAAAGAATATAACGGAGTGTCTGTCTGCCCTACGACATTTGCAAATGTAGTAGAGTATAAAAGAATTTGGAAAGCAATTGGTTCACGACCAATGGGAAGTACCAGAAAACATTTTTCTGACTATGTACAGCAACTAGTAGAAGAAACCATTGACAAAAATGAAGATGGCACGTTACAATAGATACTTGGCACCAGTAGCCAAGTTGGTCAAGGCCCCGAACTCATAATTCGGCTATCGTAGGTTCAAGTCCTACCTGGTGTACAAGGAGATAATATGAATGAAGATGACTACGAAGATAACGATTCTAAGCTTGCGTATTACCTAGAAATAGGAGCAGTAGCACTTGAAGGTATGGATGAAAACGGCGAAATGATATTTTCTATAAGCGAAACGGCTAAGGATCTGGCACCAGAATTATGGCAGTCCCATATAGAGTATGTTGATAAATCTATCATGGAGTTATACGAGGCTGGTCTAGTAGAAGTAGAGTATGATGAAAACTTAGAGGCAACGTTTCATATAAGTCCAGAAGGACAGAAGTTGGCTAAAGAAAAAGGCCTAATAGAATTAGACATTACTGACATTCCAAACGATTAAAAATTATGATATAATTATTATAGGATGCCCATAGGGGTCCTATAAATTAACTTATTCGCTTGAAGGAGGAATAAAATGGTAACAACATATACATGGGATCTTTTCAAGGATCCTTTTTTTATTGGCTTTAATCGTGAAATTGAAAGAATGGCTAGCGTACATAACGCTGCATCAAGACAGTCATATCCGCCATATGACGTATTAAAGCTAGACGAAGATACATATCAGGTATCTCTTGCGGTTGCAGGATTCACAAAGGAAGACATTAATCTATCTGTAGATAACGGAACACTGGTTGTCTCTGGAGAAATTACTGAAGTCACAGACGCAGAAGTTTTGCATAAGGGAATTGCTGCACGTAAATTCACAAGGTCGTTTGCTCTTGGAGAGTACATGGAAGTATCCAGTGCATCTCTAAAGGACGGTATGCTTAATATTAATGTTATTAGGTTAGTCCCTGAAGACAAAAAGCCAAAGACCATCAAAATCAAATAATAGTATAATAGTAGTCTGCACCCCGTCACTGGGGAGTCGCAGACTATATGCGGGCCGCTACCCGCAGGATACACCTGAGCAAGTGTTTAAACTGCTCCTTATTATTAAAGGAGAATCATGTTTGAGTATTATGTGAAAAAAGTTACAAAGATTGTGGACGGAGATACAATCGATGTAGAAATTGATCTTGGATTTGATATCTCTTTTAGCTCAAGAGTTAGACTTGCTGGTATCGATACACCAGAAAGCAGAACAACCGATAAGATGGAAAAGGCTCTTGGCCTAGAAGCAAAAGCTTACTTAAAGAAAGAGATTGAGTCTGCTAAAACTGTTGTTATCAAAACTGAAAAGATGGATAGCTCTGAAAAGTACGGAAGAATTTTAGGATGGGTTTTTCTTGATGGATCAACAGTGTCCATGAATGAAAAAATGATTGAAGATGGACACGCCTGGGGATACTTAGGAGACACTAAGGTTAAAGACTTTAACACCTTAGCAGAGAAGAGAAAAAAGAGCGGTAAGTAATGCCAATATACGAATACAAATGTGAGTGTTCTTTAGATAACATAGTAACTAAAGAAAGATCTATAAACTCTGTAGAACCAAACTACTTATGTAATGATTGTGGTAAAAGATTACAAAGACATTACGGTTCATTTGGTATTCAGTTTAAAGGTAATGGCTTTTATAAAACAGATAATCCTAAGTAGTTTAAACTAACATTCTGCTATAATATCTAAGTAAGCAAACATCTTGCATTACTTAGGAGATACCTAGTTGACTAGAAAGTTACAGTACTTTGTAACCAGCCTTTTTATTATCGGCTGGCTTTTCCTTTTTGGGCCCAGTGTAGCAAATGCTGATGAGCCAACAGTTCAAGTAACTCCAGCTAATCCTTCTTCAGATACCGCTACAGCAACCACTCCCATTACAGTTGAGATAGTTTCAGATAAGGTTGAAGCGGCAGCAGAGACATTGCAGGCAGCAGCAGAAACACAAGCAACTGCTATAACTACTACAATTCAAGCTAATGTTCCTAACACAACAACAGAGCAAGCAGCTACAATTGCTACCACACAAGAGCCAATTGCTACTGCAGTAGCAGAGGCTACAGTAAAGGTGCAAGAGGCTACAACAGCGATCCAGTCTGCTGAGACAGCGGTTTCTGTTGCTACAACGTCACAGGCAGCTGTTGAGTCACAGACGGCAGTAGTTGCAGAAGCAACAACAAATTTAAATAATGCTCAGACAGCATTAGATACAGTAACGCAGCAAGTAGAGTCACAAACTGCTATAGTGGCCACAGATACTGCAAATGTAGCAATAGCTCAGGCTGCTGTCAATGCCCAGACTACTGTAGTTAATACAGAAACATCAGAATTGAATACTCTTAAGAACACACCATCAGATTCTACAACCTACACAACTGAAGGATATGTAGCGCCAGTTGCTCCAGAGAACCCAACTGTTACGACAACTACATTGCCTGTCATGTATGACGCAGCAACAAAAATAAGCACACCGTTTGATATTAAAATGGGGGATACAGTTTATGAAGGACAGGGCGCTAACAGTCAAATTTATGTAACTTCAAAAGCAACTATAACTTTTGGCACTGGAGACTTTAACTGGTGGGATTTCCCAGCAGGTCCTCATATTTCTGTTTACGCTTCTGACTTTATGAGTGCTGGTCCAGGTGCGTCAATTACAGTAAAGACTACAGAAACAACTTTAGCCGTTGATTGGGATCTACATAGATTTGGCGATAACAACGGACCAATTACAAATGTTAATTGGACAATGACAGTAAATCCTACAACAGGTGAGTGGACTGGTATTGGAACTGTTGCT